ATGGTTTGGACGATGTTTCGGCGCGCGGCGCCGGACGTGCCCGAGAAAAAGGCCAGTGCGACCGGGCCGGTCGTGGCGTGGGGGCAAATGGGGCGTGTGGCATGGAGCCCGCGCGATACGGTGTCTCTGACCAAGAGCGGGTTCAGTTCCAATCCGGTCGGGTTTCGGGCGGTGAAGCTGATTGCCGAGGCGGCGGCGGCTTTGCCTTTGGTGTGTCAGGACGAGATGCGCCGCTATGACATGCATCCCGTTCTGGACCTGATCGCGCGGCCCAACGGGGCGCAGGGGCGGGCGGAGTTGTTCGAGGCCCTTTATGGTCAGTTGCTGTTGAGCGGGGACGGGTATTTGGAGGCCGTGGGGGGCGAGGATGTGCTGCCCATGGAGCTACACGTGTTGCGGTCTGACCGGATGTCGGTTGTGCCGGGCGCGGATGGGTGGCCGATTGCCTATGAGTATGCGGTGGGCGGGCGCAAGCACCGGTTCGATCTACGCGATGGGGCCCTGCCGGTCTGTCATATCAAGAGTTTCCACCCGCAGGACGATCATTACGGGTTGTCGCCGATGCAGGCGGCGGCGGTGGCGTTTGACGTGCATAATTCGGCGTCGCGCTGGTCCAAGGCGTTGCTGGACAATGCGGCGCGCCCATCGGGGGCGATTGTCTACCGCGGGCAGGACGGGCAATCGAGCCTGAGCGAGGAGCAATACGCCCGCCTGCAGGACGAGATGGCGTCCTATCATCAGGGGGCGGTGAACGCGGGGCGTCCGATGCTGCTGGAGGGCGGGTTGGACTGGAAACCCATGGGGTTCTCCCCCTCGGATATGGAGTTCCAGAAGACCAAAGAGGCGGCTGCGCGCGAGATTGCAATCGCATTCGGGGTGCCGCCTATGTTGTTGGGCATTCCGGGGGACGCGACCTATGCCAATTACCAAGAGGCCAACCGCGCGTTCTATCGTCTGACGGTTTTGCCGATGGCGGCGCGGGTGACGGCGGCGATTTCCGAGTTCCTGTCGCGTCACAGCGGTGAGCGGGTCGAGCTGCGCCCCGATCTGGATCAGGTGCCCGCGCTGGCGTCTGAGCGTGAGGCGCAGTGGCGGCGCGTGTCGGAGGCGGATTTCCTGACGGTTGGCGAGAAACGGGCGCTGTTGGGGCTGCCGCGACAGCCCGACGAGGAATGAGCGCCGAGCCCGCACGCAGCGGGTCCAAATACCTCTATGCGCCGTTCGAGGTGGCCCATGCACGGATCGACGCCAATGAGCGCGTCGCCGAAGAGCGCTGGGCCGCGCTGGAATACCGGTTGGGGCGCATCGAGGCCAGCCAAGAGCGGGTCGAACGGCGGCTGTGGTTGGCGGTTTACGGGGTCGTAGCGGCGGTTCTGGTGCAGGGGGCGTTGTCCCTTGTGTCGGTGGCGCCCTGATACAGGAGAAGCAGATGAGTTTTGTTGAAACGGGCCTAGAGCGCAAGTTCTGCCAGACTGATTCACAGGTCCGGATGAGCGATGACGTGACGGTCGAGGGCTATGCCAGCCTGTTCGGGATCACCGATCAGGGGGGCGACCGTGTAGAGCGGGGCGCCTATGGCCGCAGCCTTGCCGAGCTGGCGAAAAAGGGTCGTCCGGTGCGGATGCTGTGGCAGCACGATCCGGCCCAGCCCATCGGCGTCTGGGACGAGGTGCGCGAGGATGAGCGCGGTCTCTACGTCAAGGGACGTCTGTTGCCCGATGTCGCCAAAGGGCGCGAGGCAGCGGCATTGATTCAGGCGGGGGCGATTGACGGTCTGTCGATCGGATACCGTACGAAACGGGCGCAAAAGACCGCCGAGGGCGGGCGCCTGTTGCACGATCTGGAGCTGTGGGAGGTGTCCTTGGTGACCTTTCCGATGCTTCCGGAAGCGCGGGTCGGGGCAAAGGCGGACACGCCCGAGGCCGAAACCTTGCGACAGTTGGCAGCGGCCTTTCGGGACGCCTGCCAGAGTGAGGCGGGCTAGGCCCGCGTAACCATCCAGAACCAGACAGGACGTGACTATGAGCGACTGCCAAGAGCAGGCGGTGGGTGCCTCTGTGCCCATGGCCGAAGTGACCGGAGCGATTGGTGAATTCATCCAAGAATTCAAGGGCTTTCGCCGCAACATTGAAAACCGCATTCAAAAACAGGAAGAGCGTATGACCAAGTTTGACCGTAAATCCATGATGGCTGGCCGTCCGGCATTGTCCAACGGCGCTGCCCAAGAGGCCCCCCACCAAAAGGCGTTCGCCGCCTATCTGCGTTCGGGCGATGACGACGCGCTGCGTGGTCTGAACATGGAAGAAAAAGCCCTGTCGACCGCCGTGTCCGCCGAGGGTGGCTATCTGGTCGATCCGCAGACTGCGGACACGATCAAATCGGTTCTGAACAGCACCTCGTCGCTGCGCTCGGTTGCGCAGGTCGTCGCGGTTGAGGCCACGTCCTATGACGTTCTGGTCGATCACAGCGACATCGGTTCGGGCTGGGCGTCGGAAACCGGCACCATCACCGAAACCGACACCCCCCAGATCGAGCGCGTTTCGATCCCGCTGCATGAGCTGTCGGCGATGCCCAAGGCGTCCCAGCGTCTGCTGGATGACAGCGCGTTCGACATTGAGGGCTGGCTGGCCAGCCGTATCGCCGACAAGTTCGCCCGCGCCGAAGCGGCCGCGTTCATCAACGGCGACGGCATCGACAAACCGACCGGCATTCTGAGCCACGCACAGGTTGCCAATGACAGCTGGGCTTGGGGTTCGCTGGGCTATATCGCGACCGGCACCGATGGTGATTTCGACGCGGTTTCGCCCGCCGATGCGGTTCTGGACGTGGTTTATGCGCTGGGTGCGGAATACCGTTCCAACGCGACCTTTGTCATGAACTCGAAAACCGCCGGTGTGGTGCGCAAGATGAAGGACGCCGATGGCCGCTTCTTGTGGACCGACAGCCTTGCCGCGGGTGAGCCTGCGCGTCTGCTGGGCTATCCGGTGATGATCGCCGAAGACATGCCTGACATCGCTTCGGGCAGCGCGGCGCTTGCCTTTGGTGATTTCGCTTCGGGCTATACCGTGGCCGAGCGTCCCGACCTGCGCGTCCTGCGCGACCCGTTCAGCGCCAAGCCGCATGTCCTGTTCTATGCCACCAAACGCGTTGGCGGTGACATCAGCGACTTTGCCGCGATCAAGCTGCTGAAGTTCTCGGTCGCCTAAGCGATCCCGAGTTGCCCCCGCCCCATTAGGGCGGGGGTTCCGGCGCGCGCGATATGTCCCTGTGTTGTCTAGCTGTCTTGTCCGTCCGTCCGAGCGGTGCAGGCGCGCGCGCCACTTCTTGATGGCACCGGAACAATGGAGAAACCCATGATGTTGATCGAGCAGACGACAGTGCCCACCGAGGCATTGCCGGTTGAAGAATTTAGCGCCCATTTGCAACTGGGGACCGGGTTTGCCGATGACGGTGAGCAGGCCCCGTTGCTGGAGGCGCTGTTGCGTGCGGCGATGGCCGCCGTTGAGGGGCGCATTGGCAAGGTGCTGTTGACGCGGGATTTCGTCTGGACCGTCACCGCGTGGCGCGAGGCGGACCGTCAGGCCCTGCCGGTGGCGCCAGTTGTGGATGTGACGCGCCTGACCGTGATTGACCGCGCGGATAATGCGACGGATGCGGACGTGGGGACCTATCGTCTGGAGCCCGACACGCATCGCCCGCATGTGCGCGCCACCGGGTCGGCCCTGCCGACGATTGGCATTGGCGGCACGGCGGAAATCGCATTTCAGGCGGGGTTCGGCGCGACGTGGGATGCGATTCCCGCCGATCTGGCGCAGGCGGTGTTCCTGCTGGCCGCGCATTACTATGAGCATCGCGCCGCCGCCGGTGAGGGCGAAAAGGCGATGCCCTTTGGCGTCAACATGCTGTTGGAACGCTGGCGCACGGTGCGCATTCTGGGCGGGGGGATCTGCTGATGGGCGGTCCTGTGTTGCGCCGCAAGCTGATCCTTGAGGGACCGGTGCGCACCGCCGATGGCGCGGGCGGGTTCAGCGAGAGCTGGGCCGCGCTGGGCGCGCTGTGGGCGGATGTCACGCTGCGTTCGGGGCGCCGGGCCGAGGCGTTCGATGTCGAAACCAGCCTGACCAGCTATCGCATCACGGTGCGCGCGGCCGCGCCCAATGCGCCGTCCCGTCCACGCCCCGGTCAACGGTTTCGCGATGGCAGCCGCCTGTTCGCGATTGATGCCGTGTCCGAGGCCGGTGGTCGTGGGCATTACCTGATCTGTTATGCCACCGAGGAGGGCGCGGTATGAGCTATCAGCACGCGAACGCCCTGCAGGTGGCGGTCTACGGCGCGCTCCAGGCTTCGGCAGCGGTACAGGCAGACGTGGCGGGCGCGGTTTACGACGCCGTCCCCGCAGGGCCTGTGCCGCCGCTCTATGTCATTCTGGGCGAGGAAGAGGCCTTGGCGCGCGACGATATGACGGGCACGGGTGCTTTGCATAAATTCACGGTCTCGGTAGTCGGAACGGTGTCCGGTTTTGCGGATATGAAGGTTCTGGCGGGCGCGATCTGTGACGCCCTGACCCCTGCGACCGTGACCCTGAGCGACGGGCACCTGATCAGCCTGAATTTTGAACGCGCCCGCGCCCGTCGTCTGGACGGGGGTGCGGGGCGTCAGATCGACCTGCGTTTCAACGCACGCATCGAACATTCCTAATTTCTAAACCGGAGTACACGCCATGGTGGCCCAAAACGGCAAAGACCTATTGATCAAGCTCGACCTGACGGGGGACGGGCAGTTTGAAACCATCGCGGGCCTGCGGGCCACGCGCATCAGCTTTAACGCCGAGCAGGTCGATGTGACCTCTCTGGAGAGCCAGGGCGGCTGGCGCGAACTGCTGGCCGGTGCCGGCGTGAAATCGGCGGCGATTTCGGGCTCTGGCGTGTTCAAGGACGCCAACACCGACGAACGCGCGCGCCAGATCTTTTTCGACGGCGAAACCCCCGATTTTCAGGTGATCGTGCCCGATTTCGGCATCGTCACGGGCGCGTTTCAGGTGACGTCGCTGGAATATTCCGGCTCGCACAATGGTGAGGCGACCTACGAAATCTCGCTGGCCTCGGCGGGCGCGATTGCGTTCACGGCGCTCTGATGGCGAACCCCTATGCGGGCGAGGTGGCCCTGATCGTTGATGGGCAGGAACGGGTGCTCAAGCTGACCCTTGGGGCGCTGGCCGAACTCGAAGAGGCGCTGGGCGAGGACACGCTTGTCGCCCTGATCGACCGGTTTGAGGGCGGCGGGTACAGCGCGCGGGATCTGATGGCGCTGGTCCTTGCGGGGCTGCGCGGGGGCGGCTGGTCCGGCACGGGCCGCGATCTGGCCCACGCAACAATCGAGGGTGGCCCGATGGAGGCTGCCCGCGTGGCCGCGCGTCTGTTGGCCGTGGCGTTCAGCGTGCCGGCCTCACCCGCAGGGGGTGCCTATGCGGTTTGACTGGCCCGCGCTGATGCGGGCGGGGCTGATCGGGTTGCACCTGAAACCGGCCGAGTTCTGGGCGCTGAGCCCTGCTGAATTGCTGATGATGCTGGGCCACGGCAGCGGCCCCGCACCGATGGGACGCGCGCGGCTGGACGAGCTGTCGCGCGCCTTTCCTGATGTTCACGAAAGGCAAGAGTGATGGCGGATTTCGACGGGCTGGAGGCCTTTGACGATCAAATCGCGGCGCTGGAGGACACGCTGGGCGGGGCCCAGGGCGTGGCGGCGACGTTTCAGGGTGAGCTGGCCAAGATGCGCGAGAGCGTGACCCTGACCAGTCGCGAGGTCGGCACCCTGTCGCGGGCCGTGGGGCGCGGTTTGCGCGGCGCGTTCGAGGGGCTGGTGTTTGACGGTGCGAAACTGTCCGATGCGCTGCGCGAGGTCAGTTCGGCCATTTCGGTCGCGGCCTATAACGCGGCGATCACACCGGTGCAAAACCACGTCGGCGGCTTGGTCGCGACGGGGATCGAGGCCGTGGTCGGCAGTTTGGTGCCCTTTGCCAATGGGGGCAGTTTTACCTCGGGCCGCGTGGTGCCGTTTGCAACCGGCGGGGTGGTCAGTTCGCCGACCTATTTCCCGATGCGCGGCGCGACGGGCCTGATGGGTGAGGCGGGTCCAGAGGCGATCATGCCCCTGTCACGCGGGGCGGATGGACGTTTGGGTGTGCGCTCGGACGGGGGCGGTGCGCCGGTCCATGTCACCATGAATATCTCGACGCCCGACGTGGGCGGGTTCCGTAAGAGCCAGAGCCAGATCGCCGCCGAGATGGGCCGTGCGCTGGCCCGTGGTCGCCGCAACAGCTAGGGGAGCACGTCCATGACTTTTCACGACATTCGATTTCCCGCGAACCTGAGTTTCGGGTCCGTCGGCGGGCCTGAG